AATCCATCCAGGAATCGAAGGACCTAATGGCAAGCCTTGGGTGGCCTATTAATGTGGACCTAAAGGACCCAGACCTTTCAGATGAAACTGTAAGGTCTTGGAAAGAATGGGTAATTTCTGGGACTGATTGGCAGCAAGGTATTCATAATATCAAAGGCCATGTTGACCACCAGTTAGATAAACTGAGGATACATGCCCTAGAATACCGCAGGGCTGAGTCCTATGCTTCTATAAAGAATGAAATAGAAGCAACCAGTCGTTACTTTCATTCACCTCGCTACTCCTATCCTGACCTTCCAATTGAAGATGTTTGGTTTATGGTGGGAGATATCTTTAAACAATCCCGGCTTACACCTTTCAACTACATCATCCAGATGTGGGAGAAAAAGTTTGGGCTGGGTGCTTTTATGGCAGACCCATTTAAAAGGAGGCGCAAATACCGCCGGTCCCATTTTATTCGAGACATCGGAGGCATGCGTGCGTTTAAAGATTTATGGAGGAGAACTTTTGAAGTTGCCGCGCAGATCATACCAGTGAGTGCAGTGAGTATCAAAGGTGAAGCCCTCCCTGAACGGAAATGGGCTCGGGACAAGATTCGCACTGTGATTGGAAGCCCAATCTCTCAGTACATTCTATCCACCATTTGGAATTATGCTCCAAATCACAATTTCAAATGGGAGACCACCCCAATTCGTGTTGGTGCCCCTTTAAATGGGTATCATATGGCAGATATTTTCTCTAATCATGCCAGGTGCCAACACCATTATGAAGGGGATATGAGTGAATTTGACTCAACCATTACTGGGAAAGTCCAAGATATTATCAAAGCCGTTCGAAAGAAGGGTTTTGAGCATCACAAGGACTATGAAAGAATTTGCGAGTTGATTGATGTTAATTATGTGATGGTTAAACACCAGGCATTAAACACAACTTCCACTGGCAATATTTATGCAAAGGGTGAAGGGTTGACAACTGGCCATTCTTCAACAACAACAGACAATTCGTTAGCCCTTGTCACTCTGTACCTTATGGCATGGCGTGAACTGACAGGACTAAGTGCACGAGAATTCAAGCACTTCAATGAATTGTCATGCTATGGAGATGATCATGTCCTATCTGTTTTGGCCACAAAGCCTCCAACATGGAACATGACAAATATCCAAAAAGTGATGAAGAGATGGGGGGTGACAAATAATATGGTCTCAAAGCCCCTTTCCAAAATTGAATTTTTGTCCAAATTTTCAAGGAAACCAAATCGTCAAGATATGAAGGACTTTCAAAATCTGGGTCTTAAAGTGCCATCACGTATTGTTTGGCATAATAAGGAAAAACTAGTGGGGAAAATGGTCGCTCCACTAGTTACATTTGACCCGGTTTATCGGGCAAGGCGGCTGATTTCTTATATGAGCCTTACGGCCCATCATCCAGACATATATAATGAAATCAAGACTGTCTTGACCAGGTCCTCATCCCTTAAGAGAGGCTTAGCAGCACGGCCTACCCCAATACCAACTTACAAGCAAGTGATGTCTGCTTGGTATTCAAACAAGGGGCATGAAGGCCATGCTGAAAAGGAACTCTCCGATTTGTTGGAAGAGGCTGAACATAAAGGAGTACCTTTGCACTATGGTTCAGTGACCTTGGGGGATACACTCCTTGGGACACTTGCCCTAGTGCCTGATTTCTTGAACCCACAAATTTTCAATTATGGGTACATGCGTACCATCCAAGACAAGTTGAAGGACCAACTGTCTTGGCCAATTGACCTTTTAGTGGGAAGCAACCAAATTGTGACG